GGATTTTTCTTTCAATAGCGACATCCAGGATCGTAGGACCTTCAACACGACTGAAACAGAAACTCTGTACTCTGTATTGCTGGACGGCAAGCACAGCATTGTTGGTACATGGGAAGGCGAGCTGGTGCGTGATAATTTCGCTCTAACAGTTAAGAGAAGCCGTGGGGAGAATCGTGGTGTTGTTATCACGACACACAAGAATCTGAAGGATTACCAACGCACAAGAAACAGTCAGAATGTTGTCACAAGAATCCATGCCAAATCGACTTTTAAACCTGAAGGTGCTGAAAAGGAAACGACCATCAGAGTGACTGTTGATAGTCCTCTTATTAACTCTTATCCTTATATCAATGAAAAAGAGTATGAGAACAATAACGCAAAGAGCGCTGAAGAGTTGCAGAAATGGGCACAGGCTAAGTTTTCAAATGAGGGCATTGACAAGGTCTCTGATGCTATCAAGATTGAAGCTTATGAACTTGATGGCCAAGTGGTTCATATGGGTGATACAGTCAACCTTAAGAGCTGGAAGCACAATGTTGATGTACTCAAGAAAGCTATTGCTTATGAGTTCGATGCTCTTAAAGAAGAGTACATCTCTCTTACGTTTGATGACAAGGCAGGAGCTGGTGGTTCTAGAACTTCTGGTGGGCTATCTAGCGCAGCCAATGCAATTCTTGGAGTGACAGAATCTGCACAAGAAATCGCCCTAGAAAAGGCTCTTCAAAATGCTGACTTAGGTTTTTATCATCAAGCTGGATTGTTGAGACAGGAAATTTTGGACGGTATCGAACTTGCCAAGGCTAAGGCTGAAGAAGTTAAGAAAGAACTGTCTGACAATATCGACCAGCGGTTTAACAGTTTTAACAACGGCCCTCTACAAGAAGCCAAACGCAGGGCTGAAGAAGTCTTGCGAAATGCTGGCGCAAGCAGCTTACTCGCTCAAGAAGCGAAACGAATTAGTGAGCGAGCAAGAGCAGACATTACTAATCTACAAGCATCTTCTCAAAATGCTCTTAGCCAGATTGAGTCGTTCAAGACTCAATACGGCACTAAGCTGAATGAGGTTAAAAGCACTGCAGACGGTCTGTTTACTAAAATGGGAGCTGTTGAAACTTACATCAGCAAAGACGGTCAGCGACAAGAGAACTTGCAACGTTATGCACGAGACGAGAGCGCTCGTCAAGTCAGCGCCGTACGTGAGCAGATATCCAGAGATTACGTTGGGAAATCAGCTTATCAAGAGGATGTGAGAGGTCTTGAACGTCGATTTAGTGCGATAAGCACGCAGACGAACAATGACATCGCTACAAAAATCTCTCAGTACAAGCAGACGGTCGATGGCCGATTTGCAAACCTTACCTATCAGATAGCTGGAAAGGCTAACCAGACGGATTTCCAGAGAGTCAGAGAAACCAGTCAACTCTATGAGCGGATTATTGGTAGAAATGAAAATGACATCTCTAACAAGGTCGCTCGCATGGCGCTGACGAATCAGTTGTTTCAGGTTGAGGTATCTAAGAATGAAGGCCTAAAAACAGTTCAAAGACAAATCGCTGGGTCGTGGGCTGTTCAGAATATCAACAGTGCAGGCGATTTGATTTCAGGAATCAATCTGGGTGCTAATGGTCAAAATCGTATCGCTGGTAAACTGACTCACATCACTGGAGAAACCTTGATTGACAGAGCCGTTATCAAGTCAGCTATGGTTGATAAGCTGAAAACGGCCAATTTTGAAGCAGGTTCGGTGACTACTACGATATTAGACACTGAAGCAGTGACTGCTGATAAAGTGAGAATGGACCAAGCCTTTGCTAAAAAGCTAGTCGCAAGCAACATCTTCACAGATACCCTCGCGGCTAAAGAAGCCTTTATTAACAAGCTACGTTCAGTCGTAGTTACTGCGAATCTGCTTGAAGGATTTCAAGGTCTTATAGGAGGTTTCAGATTTGGTCAATACAAAAACAGAAATGGTTATTTCATAACAGGAACTGACTCTGTTAGTGTTGGGATGGGTAACGGAGCGAACGCTGGTGCGAACAGAAACGCATTCTGGGCGAATTGGGGGAATAACCTTGATACCCCTGGCCCCAAAGCCTGGTATGTCAACACTGACGGGAAGATGTACTGTAGAAATGAAGTATCTTTTTATTCAACAGTGGATTTCGCAAGTACATCAAAGGTTAATTTCTACTCTAGAATCAATGCTCCGAGAGGAATATGGATTGGCTATGATGATGTGGAAGGTGAAGGGGATAATCCTGATGGTGGATACAATAGAGTTGTCTGGTGGAGTCAAATCGTCACTGGGAAATGGAGACAACACGCTGGAATCACAACCGGTTCGGATAGAAAATTGAAAGATAATATTGAACCGACATCAGTCAAGGCATTGGATAAAATAAATGCTTTAAATTTAGTCGCATTTGACTACATTAAGGATAAGACTCATGAAGAAATCGGTCTGATTGCGCAAGAAGTGTTAGATATTATTCCTGGTGCAGTCGAGAAATATGAGGGAGAGGATAATCATTTAACAATCAATTATTCAAAATTCGTACCTTATTTAATAAAGGCCATTCAAGAGCTGAATCAAAAATTGGAGGAAGTAGCATGAACGAAACAATCGATCAGCTAGTGTTACAATCGCTAGCAACTAAACTAGCTAAAAGTGAATTGGAATCGGCTCAAAATGAGGCGTTTTACCAACTCGCAACAAGCGAATTAAAAGCAATGAACGAGGTCTTGGAATACGATCCGGCTCTCAAAGAACTTTTCGAAGAAATCAAACAAAAAATGCAAAAAGGAGAATAGAACATGACACAAACATACGAACTAGCAAATAACCCTTATTTCCGTCAACCAGAGAACGTCACAATCGTGACAATCAAGAAAGAACATGGGCAACGCTATAGCTATGAGCAAGCAGGCTTGTCTGGCGATCGAACACATGAAAGTCAAGAAGTGCTTATTCAAGCTGTTCTTGATGTGGTGAAGGCAGAACTTGACCCAGCTAGTGCAATCGTTCAGACGCAAGCAAAATTGGAAGAAGCGACTCATGAACTTGCTGAAACTAAAGCGAAACAGACGGCAACAGACCAAGCAGTTAAGCATAATCAAGAAGAAACTGACCGCTATGGTAAAATCATCCATGCGGTCGTTTTAAATGCTGTAGCAGGCAAGACAATCGCTTATGGAACTATCTACAAGGAATTGGTAGAGTTGATTCCACTTGCTGAAGTTGGTAAGCATTATATGGCACATGACTTGATTACCATTGAAGACCCTAACCATGCGGAAGTGAACGGTGAAGGTAAGCGTGTATTGGTTCAACTTAACCGTGAGTTCACATATAACGGTGAACCTGTCAGCGACTTTGCTCGCAACGGTCGTCTTGAACTTGACGGAACAGGTACAGCATGGAAGTTTGAACTTAAGGAATAGAGGTGTTTTATGGCAGAATTTGAACGTTTAATTGTCCAAATCTTCCTCTCTCTGATTCCTGTTGTCGGACTTTATTTCTCAATGAAAGACCGAGCTACCAAGCAGGAGAATCGCATTACCGCGATGGAAAAAGACATCGAGAACCTACGTGAATTTAAAGAATCAGCAAATAAACGTCTGGATAACCACGACGAACAGAATAAGGCTATCTTGGTTCTAGCTGAGCAAGTTAAATCATTAGGTGAAGATGTCAGAGAGTTGAAAATATTGTTCCAGAGTAAAACTTAAGAAAGGGGCGCAGAATGGCTTATGTTCTTAATTCAACCAATCTTGAACAAGTAGACGGTGGATTTTTAGTCAAGCAAGGCGATGTGGCTTCCACATTTGCCTTTTCTTTGCTCGACAAAAATCATGAGCCGATTTCACAGCTTGAAGGACAAGAGGCATCTATCACGTTGACGAGAGGTCAGGAGCAATTACGCAAAACGACAGTCGTGACTAATGGCGCAGTTGCTTTTAATCTGGGCATAATTTTACCTGCTGGCACATATCGAATCGAGGTAGTTGTTGCAGGATATGTATTTCCCAGCGACGACTCGACTCAAATCCAAATCACAAAATCGGATAAGAACCTGGTCACAGAGAAAATTCATGCTCTTAAGGAGCTGGATATTGCTGAAGAAGTTAAGAAGCAGCTTGCAGAAAAAACTGTAAGTGGTGCTGGCATAGTGAGTCAGGAAATCCCTGACTTGCTCTTTTACTATAATTTAGGAAAGGTGTAAAAATATGGACACAACAAAGTTAACGGCATTCGCTCAAGCAGTCGGAGTTGACATCAAGGAATTGAAACAACTGCTTAACGGCAAGATTGACAATGCGACAGTCACACAATTGATTGAACAAGCTAAAACCGCAGTTAAGAACGATATTTTAGGCGAGGGTGTTCCTGAAAACCTCAATACACTCAAAGAAATCGCTGAGAAGATTGCTGCAATGAGTGGAGATACCGAAGGTGCAGTCGTGCAAAAACTAGCTGACCTTGGTCGTCGTATTGATGAATTTGCCAATCTTGACTTGGTTGCAACCTATAACGCAGCGAAAGCGTGATTGCCATGAGCAATTTAGAGGAATTTGCTAAGGCGGTTGGCCGTGATGTCAAACGATTCGAAACGGATTACACAAGCAAAGCAGAGCTTGAAGCGAAAGATTATATAGAAGGCAAATCTGATTATCAAATCTTAAAGCATCAAGTGGAAGAATTAACTAAGCAGAACAAGGCCTTTCAAGAACAATTAGCTTTGATTAAACCTGCACCAAGACGGGCACCGATGGCTTATACGATTGATTTAAACAGTACTCCTCCAGTAGCTTGGTTCGATAATGGATGCGGTTTGGATACAGGAGGCAACCCTGTACTTTTAGGGAAAACTTATTATAAACCTTGGAATCAAGAATCTCCATTTTGGGATTTTCCGAACGCAATTTTAAGAACATCACTGGCAATCATTGATATAGATATTTGGAAAAAAGCGAATTTCGATTATTGGCACGATGTAGTAAAAGTACTGAATCCGCTAAAATCAGCAGATGATTACGATTGGACAAGAGCTAGATTGACTGAAAGAGGCTCCATGTATGAATATCAATGGAATAATCAGAGAAATATCATTCGCGTTATGTATCAATTGGGTATATGGGACGCTAAAACCGTTGAAAGCTTAGGCGCAGTAAGGCGCTAGAAAGGAAAAACATATGATTAACTGGAAATTACGATTACAAAACAAATACTTTTGGCTGACTGCAATCCCAGCCTTCTTGCTTGTCTTGCAAGCTGGTGCAGCAGTCTTTGGATATCATCTGGATTTAGGTGATATCGGCAACAAGTTGATTCTGCTTGTCAATGCGGTATTCGTGTTCTTGACTGCAATCGGTCTGGTCAATGACCCAACAACAAGCGGAATTACAGACAGCAAACGTGCTCTTGATTATCAAGAGCCAAGCGAAGGCGAAGACTAGGAGGATTAAAAATGAAGAAAAACGACTTATTCATCGACGTAGCAAGCCATCAGGGCTACGACATTACAGGTATTTTGGAAGAAGCTGGAACAAGTAACACGATTATTAAAATTTCAGAAAGTACATCATACATTAACCCTTGCATGTCTGCACAAGTGGAACAGTCAAACCCTATCGGGTTCTATCACTTCGCATGGTTTGGAGGTGACATCGAAGAAGCTGAACGAGAGGCACGCTATTTCCTTGCTAACGTGCCTAAAAAGGTTCAGTATCTTGTGCTTGATTATGAAGACCACGCAAGCGGAGACGTACAAGCAAACACTAACGCATGTTTACGCTTTATGCAAATGATTGCTGACGCTGGATATAAGCCTATTTATTATAGTTATAAACCTTTCACGGTTGAGAACGTGGACTATCAGCAAATTTTAGCACAATTCCCTAATTCTCTATGGATTGCAGGGTATGGCTTAAACGACGGGAACGCTGATTTTGAGTATTTCCCATCTATGGACGGTATCAGATGGTGGCAATACTCAAGCAATCCGTTTGACAAGAATATAGTGTTACTAGATGACGATGAAGAAGATATTTTGATCAGCAAAAACACTAGTACAGACCTTGATACCGTAGTAAACGAGGTCATTCAAGGCCTTTGGGGCAATGGACAAGAGCGTTATGATAGCTTAACAAGAGCGGGATATAATGCGCAAGCAGTTCAAGATAGAGTTAACGCTATTTTAAATGACGAAACACCAGGCAATAGCGCTAGTTCAGACCTTGACAGCGTAGCACAAGAAGTATTACAGGGTTTGTGGGGCAATGGGCAAGAACGTTTCGACAAACTAGAAAATGCCGGTTACGATGCTCAAGCTGTACAAGATAGAGTGAATAGTCTTTTAGGTGGTGGAGACGCTAAGTCAGTAGACGAAGTAGCAAATGAGGTGCTACAAGGACTTTGGGGCAATGGACAAGAGCGTTATGATAGCTTAACAAGAGCGGGATACGACGCACAAGCTGTGCAAGATAGAGTAAACGAATTGCTTTCTTAACGAACTCACTAAAAAATCGGTATAAAATTAAAATATAATACACTAGACCGCAGGCAATAGCTTGCGGTTTTTTGTTTGCAATAAAAAAAGCAGTGACCGAAATCACTGCTTATCAGCTATAGCAAATTCATAGAGCTTTTCTGCCGTTAGAAGCGCCATTTTGTCCATGCTTGTTTTTCCTTTTCTGAGGTCAGAAACAGTAGTCCAAGGAACTCCAGCGCCTTGCGA